CCTCTGCCTTCGCAATCATTGTGGCGTTGTGTGCTGGGCTAGTAGAGGTTGGCCTGTCGTGGTTGTTGAGCAGGTCTTCGGTTAGTCTCTCGGCAACCTCGGCAACGATATCTACCAATCTCAAGCTAGGTTGGACGTCGTGGCCCTCTTCGCCGAGCCGGTAGAGAATGCTGTCAAGGATTTCTCGCTTGCAGGCAATCTCCATGTCCGACGAGGCCCACTCAAAGTAATTAGCCGGGCTGGCTAAGAATGTGGCTTGACGATCACTCAACTCTTCATGCAGGTTGAGCCAAGTCCGGCCGATGTCTCGGATGACGTATTGGATTTTCTGGGCCTCTTCGCCCTCTTCGGTCAAGGGCCAGTTGGAGAGTAGCGTGGCCTTCATCCTCAAATCGGTCACTCGCTTGTCGGCATCTTCGCGGCGTTGGGCTTTGCGCTGGGCTTCGCGTTCCTTCGCTGCCTTGGCGCGGGCCTCGCGATTGACAGCTTCAGCCGCTGCCTCCTGTGGTGATAGTCTTGTGCGTTTCATTGTCGTTTTTCTTTCTGTTTCCGCCTTGCATTATTGCAAAGCTAGTTAGTGTGAGCAAGATTCATGCCGGACGCATTTTGTTGCAGGTCTTGTAAATGAATTCATTGGCGACGTTGCAAGCGCAGTGCAAAACACTGCGCTTGCAATTGAATTGAATCAGTCGCAGTCCATCGTTTCCATCACCAATCTGACGCCGAAGAAGGCTGACGTTTCAGGAGGGGCAGGTTTGGCCCAGCTGCTCAACCTCTTGGCGAGGCGGTAGCCAATGCCGAACCCGTAAGGATGAAGTTCGTGAACCTTCCCTTTGGCGAGCTTGGCTTTGATTTCTGGGAGCTTTTCAGGATGCACACGGAAGGGCAGGCCCGGCACGTCGATCAATTCTTCGCTGCGCTTCTTGCTTGCTTGAGCACGAGCAATCTCACGCTCGATCACCACCGACGGCTCTTCCAGCTCGTTGGTGTAGAAAGCATCGTCAACTCCTCTGCGGCTGAGATTGTGCCATCCCTTCGCTGTCTTGAATAGGGTGTGCCCGCTGGCAGCGATTGTCGTCCCTTTGGGGTAGTCATCTTTCTTCTTGGTGCCGATGTTGAAGACGATCCTGACGTCATCTTTCTCGATGACGACTGCCGTGTCTCCAGGCGGGACGTTGTGGGTGTGATGGTAGGAACCGTCGTGGTAACCTACAGTGGCCTGCTTGGTGAACCCCACCGGGGTTGCCACTGCGATCTTGGTTATGTATTCTTCTATTTTCATGTCTTTCTTGGTTTGATACAGGATAATCCCTGCTCACTGCGGCGTTGGAAACGACAAAGCAACCAACGCCGCAGGCAGCAACGATTAGGTCGCCGCTTTGTTGGTGGACTCAAACCGATCCACCAAAGCCTTTCGCTGTGCGAGATATTCAGCTCTCATCTTCTCGTATTCGAGCCATTGCAAGGCGGTGAAACTGTGAGTGCTGCCGAGACCCGAGTGCTGGTAGTGGATGGTAATTCTCCCGTCATCCTCGATTTCCCAGTTGCTGTAGATGTCGATACCCATCGTCTTCATGAAGTCTGGATGGCTGGCGGCATAGTCCTTCTTCCGTTCAGCTGCCATCTTGGCGAGGCGTTCCTTGGCTGCCTTCGTATCGGCAACGTCGCAAGCGTCGATGATGTTCCTCAAGATTCTAGTCACCTCGTCTTTTGTCACGATGCTATTCTTGAGCTTCACCATCTTCTTGTCGCCGTAATAGCCGACGACGGCGCGGTTGTAGCGTTCACCTGTCGTGTCGCTGCGAAATCTTTCGATCTCCAAGTTTGGAGTGTAGAAGTCGTAATTTGGTGTTTGACTGAATCCAACCCCGTTGTAGAAGGTTTGGTGCTTCTCGGCCGGGTCAATGTATCGTTTCTTGCAATAGTCCGGAAGCACGTCGAAGACTTGCTTCAACACCTTCACCATGTCGGCGTTCTGTTTTCTCTTCTCTTCCTCGGCTTTCTTCATTCGGGCCTCTCCTTCGACAATCTCCTTGTTTGGGGTGATTCCCTCCATCATGCCGAGTTCTATCATCGCGGCATTGTCCGCGTTGAACTTCGCGCAGTCTTGACTTGATTTTCTGACTTCTCTCATTTGTCGTTTTCTTTCTGTTGTTGGTTATTCGGTCCGTTTCTTCAAATGCTTAATCGCTTTCCTCAGTGCTAGTGTGCATTCACCAAAAGCCTGCCCGTCCTGAGGGTCGACGGCTTCGCCGGCGGTTTCGGACGTGTGGCTGGCTATTGCGTCAAGAATCGCCTCGATGTCGTCTCCTGACATTGTTGGGATCCTCTCAATTATCTCTTGTGTTGTCATATGTATTTGAATTCGTCTGGTTTGAGTGAGAGCGGCCAAGCACGCCCCTTGAATTTGACTAGGACGTGCTTGTCACGGCGCACGGCGAGGACCTGCCCTACATCTCCTACTCGTGGGATGCGAGGATGTCCGGCTAATCTTTTCAGCTCGGCTGTGATGATAACTTTCACCTTCATGTCAATTCCCCATCCTGCCACGTAGTGCTGTGGCTGCTTTGAAGAGATGCTGTGCTGCTTGGGCGTAGGCATCGTCACCGACGTCAGCGGCATAAGTGCCGCAGAAGCCTGCCAAGGCCCTCACCAGCTCTTCAAATTGATCTGCCTCAGCGCCGAGGATCAAGTCTGCGGCTCGGTTGGCGAATTCATCATCCAACTTGATGCAACCGCTATCCACTGCGTGAATTGCTTCCAGCGCGGGTTTGTCCTCGGGTCGGCAGCATTGCATGAATCCAATCGTTTCAGTTATCTTTGTCATTTTGTCGTTTTGGTTTTTGCATAATTGCAACTGACTTAGTAAAGCAGGTTTTGTGCCGAACCTGATTCAATTCACACTCCCGTCCGGACTAATCTCTCGGTATTCGGTCGAGGACTTGGTCGGCTTTCGTTTCATAACCATGCACCCCAATTCAGGGTTTTCGGGGTCCTGCGCGGAGATCCAATTCGAGAATCGGAATCCCTGCTTATTGAGTTTCTTCTCGGCTTCATAATCTTGGTGGTGATTCATTTCTTTGGAACACACACTGCAACCTTCTTCCCGTCGTCTCGGGTGACTGTGAGATCCCCAAGGTGGAAGAGTATGGTGATTTGTTCCAGGATCTGCTCCTTGGTGAGGTGTTTGGGATGCTTTTTTGGATACCTCCCGATGTAATCCTCGAATGTCGTCTCGTGCCAATTGGTAAAGCCTTGGCTCTCGAGTGTGTCGAGGATCTTTTGTGCTATTTGTTCTGCTGTCATGGCATTGGTACCTCGGTGAATGTGACAAGTCCTCCCGTCAGGTCGCGGACAAGTTCCCTCATCCTGCTGTCGACAGTCAGCTTGCCGGTGATTTGAGTCAAGAGTGATGCATCGTTTGGATTGGCGACATATTCTATCACCTTCCCGTAAACGTGCTTGCGGTAGTAAGGAATGGTCTTCATATCTTTCCCTCTCCTTTCATCTTAGCGTGGTGTTCTTCGAGCCATTTCGCTGCTTCGTCGCGTTTGGCGGATAATTCGGCAATCTCACGCTGGGCATTGGCTACGTGAGCATCCATGATCGCTTGAGATTTAGCCGAGAAGCTGTCGATTGTGGCTTTCGCAGCCTTGACACGCTGGTCCACGTAAAAACGCGGCTCAACCATGATGATGTAGGAAGTCCCGTGATGCCCTCGGCTAAGAGGGTCGGGAGGACAAGAGGCGATGATCGCCTTGTATTCCTGACGGCGGTATTCTTCGAGATGAGGCTTGAGCTTCTCACGTTCGTATCCCCAGGCGAAGTGCCCAGTGTGCTCGTAGCCTCGCTGTGCTGCGGTTTTCTTATTCACTTGGTGTTCTCCTTCTTGTCTGCGTGGACGTCCATTGCGAATTCTAATTCGCTCAGAGCGTCTTCAACATTGTCTAGCAGGGTGCTGAGGACAGCATCTTCGCGCAGGCGAACATCGCTCAAGTCAGCCTCCATCAATTTGGAGACCCTCTCACCCATCTCGTTTACCAATTCCCTCGCCTCGTTGTGTGTGAGTTTCATATTGCCACCTCGACAATCAATCCTACTGCGATGAACATGCGACGGGACTCACTGCTCTCGGGCTGGAGGACGTAGAAGTGGTGACAGCCCTTGTCTATCTCGCTCACATCGGGCGTTATTCCGTATCCCCATTTGTAGACGAGATTCTGAGCGGCTTTCTCCGGCGTTTCAGCTTCGACTGTGGTACTAACTAGCTCACAAGCCTCGGCGAAATTGGTTTGCTCGGACCAAATGATTTTGAAGCGTTTCATAGTCTCCTTAGTTGCTGAAAAACCACGCCCCAACCTCTTTGTCGTTCGTGTCGACCGTCTTCACCTCGTGCAGGTTCACCAGCTTCTCAAGATGACTCGCCTTGTAGTATTTCCCTGTTGCCCAAACCACAGCGTCAAACAGCCAGGCACTGCCACGGCAGCTAGAGATGAATTGAGCGACTTCGACTCCATCCTTGTAGAGCACACAGAATTCTTCGTGTTGGGTTAAGTCAAGCACTACGCCGGTTTTCGGCAGTTCACCTTCTCCGTCGTAATCCTCTACTTTGGTTCCTTCAGGGATGCCGCACAGGCGATAAACCTCGGCCTGCTGCGCGAAGATTTCTCTGTCACGCTCGCTCATCGCGTCCCAAAACTCTTTCTCGGTCTCTTTCATTTGTCGTTTTCTTTCGTTTGTTGCGGCGTTATTGCCGCCCTTTGCGCTGGCGCTTTATTATCTAGCTCCAGCACAAACGGCGAAAATGCTCAGCGCACAATCTCCTCTAGGCAGACGTAAAACGTCCGGCCGCCGTATTCAACGACGAGTTGGTTATTGCTCTCCCAGTAAGGGCGACGGACCCTGAAGTCGTCTTCCTCCCGGATCTCTTTCTTGGCGGCAATGTGGAGCATTTCCATCACTTTCTCGCCTGACAAGTCTTCGGTTACATCGATTGGTTTTCTTGTCTTCGTTTCTTTTGTCATATTCTTCATTTCTTTTGCATTATTGCAAAGCTAGTTAGTGTGAGCAGTTATTGTGCCGATTTCATTCATCTGAGCTTCACCCCTACCGCCTCTCGGTCGAGATTGTAGGCGAGCGTATTGAGATATTTCGCAATCTCAGTCAGCTTCGCATTCCGCTTCACCAAGCAGTGTGGTGGAGTCCTGCTGTCAGTAAGCCCCGCTGCTCTGTGCGCGGCTATGGTGATTTGCTCGAGCAGGTCGAGCGATTCTTCATATTCCTTGTTCATAGATTCTCCTTCACCCACTCTTCGATAATGCGGGTTGCTTCCTTCTTCACCGTAGATTTGTTTTTGGCGGACTTGTAGTAGCGTCCCCCTTTAAGGGAGGACGCTCTCCTCATCAAGTCCTTCAATTCTTCGATTGCCTGTTGTGTTGTCATTAGTCGTTGATGATGAGGACGTGAGTGTTTCTGCACGCTGGGACTCTCCGAATTGATTGAGCTGTTGGCTTCAACCACCAGCCGGCAATTTCACCTTCTTGGTTTTGGTCGACGCTGGTGACGACGTAGTCCACCTCCTGTCCAGTCTGTGTGCTTACTAGCGTGATGCCTTCATCGCAAGCGTCAGGATAGACTTGGTGAAAAACATTGCCCCGGTGGATAGTGTGCTCAAGCACGCTTATCTCCTGTGAGAAGGTTCGGTCCTTCTTGGAGTAGTTGAGCATGTTAGTGGAGAATTTCATAAGTGTGCTTGCTCCTTCCATGACGGCTTTTTGCCTCCCCACGCGCTCCAGTAGATGCAAGAGGTGAATTTGTTTTCACCTCTGCCGAATTCAGCATAGTAGGTTTCACCTTGCACCTCGACAACGCGTCCCTTGAGCCGGTTGCCCGATTCGAATGTGACGAGAACTTTGTCACCTTTCTTGAGGATTGGTGCCTTGTCTTCGGCCGGCGTGATTTTGAATTCACCTTCAGGAACTGAGGTTACAATCTCGATGAGTTCACCGCCGTCGCCTCTGACTTCCTTTGCCCACTTGGCGTGCTCACGCACAGCCTCTTCACTCTCGAACGGGCCGACGTAGGCGTCGACTAAGTCTTGAAAGTGACCGAATAGTTTTGTTTTTGTCTTCATTTCTTTTTATTTTCTTCGCCTTTGCAACACTGCAAAAGCTGCTTTTAGTGAGCAAGATTCATGCCGAGTTTAATTAGCAGATTTGCAAACACTTCCGTGAACGTCTTCAAGAGAGTGCAACGTGATTGCATTACATTGCATTGCGAATGAATTCCCTACTTGCTTGCTAATACTAGCACAGCATAGATTCTGCGAATATGAAAGCGAATAAGAAAATAAACCTTGAATTCCTTCTCGTGATGTATGACTGTCTTCTTCGTGGCATGGGATTGTCTGCTCTAGCAGCGACATTAGAAGTACCTCAAGACTCTCTGGTGAGATGGAGAAAGACGAGGGAAGATGTGATGACTGTCCATCGCCTCGCGGCAGAGAGGAAGAAGAGCCTTGACGATGTTGGTGAATACATGCTAGGGAAATTGAGCAAGCCAGCGAGGAAGATTTGGAAGCAAGTTGAATTCTACCTTGACCAGAATGACAACAGAGTGCCGAGCGCAGTGAGGCAGGAATTGGCGACCCACGTGAGGCAAGAATTATTCCTGCACGCGATGATGCTGAGCAATTGGAATATGAGTAAATCTTGTAGGCTAGCCGGCGTGACAAGGGAGCAGGCTTTGAGGTGGAATGAAGAAATTGGGTTCAAGAAGGCATTGAAGGAATTGCAAGAGGCTAAGAAAGATTTCTTTGAAGATGCCTTGATGGGGTTAGTAGCTGAAGGATATCCTGGGGCGATTGTATTCGCAAACCGGACGCAGAATGCTGATAGGGGATATACTGAAAAGATGCAAGTAGAGCATAGTGGACTGATTCACCACTCTGCGTTGAATTTAGATGAGCTAGAGTTGAGTTTTGAAACGAGAAGGGAAATATTGAATGCGGTGAGGAAAAAGAGGGAGTTGAGAGATAATCCAAAGGAATTGGGTAACGGCTCGGAAGCCGAGAAAACAGCCGAGAACATAGTAGATGCAGAAGTGGTATAAGATACCCATGTGAAGGTTTGATGAGGACAATGCGAGGACTAGAAATTGGTACCATTTGGGTAAGATATAGCCGAAAAGCGCGAAATTGGCTGCTCGCCTACCCCAATTGGTGATTCACCAGACCCCACTATTGCACCCCCTTCACCACGTGGGATATTGCCGAATACTTTCATTCACCAAACCACTAAAAACACCCACCTCGCCGTGTTGCGATAGTGGGTGTTGGGTATGCTGTGTTTAGCTTCTAATCATTTCACTCACCTCCTTTATTAGCGAGTTCCTTGAGGTTAATGGGCAGGTGAAGGAAGCCTTTTTGCACGTTGTTCAATTCGTCGAATTGGGCGTGCCCTTGGGTGAACAGCGTAGTGAAAGTGTCCCGGCACAGCGCCTTGTCCATCTTCTCTCCGTAGATGCTAGAGTTGGTTTTGGTGATCGAGTTGTGGTATTTCACCAGCAGCTTCGCCAGTTGGATGATTTCTTCAGGTGTCATATTGTCTCCTCGGGACCTACCACCTGTGTGAGAGTATCCTGCGAGGACACGGCGGCCTTGACGCAGTAGACCCTCGTCGGCGGGGTGAGGTTGATTTGGTATTGCATACGGTTTTGTCGTTTCTTGCGGTGTTTTCCGCCTACTGCCGCTTGCGGGTCGGACGCAAGCGGCAGGCAGCGGCAAACTGCCGACTTAGCTAAGGGCGAGCTCGGTTTGGTCCGGGTTGGCGCTTGCAGCGTAGTAGCGCATGGCGCCGGCGACGACTTTGCGGATTGCGCCCTTGTTCCGGCTTACCATCCACGAGAGCTGCGAGCTTACTAAGGACTTGGTTTCCCCGGTAGCAGCGGCGACTTCCGCGATTGTTGCGCCGGTTTTGCCCGATTCGATTACGACGAGGTTAATGCGGGACATGCGCGTGCCAATCCTGCCTCCAAACGCGTCGCGCTTGCTGTTTGCTACAGGCGCAGCAGCAGGCGCAGGAGCCGGAGCCGGCGCGGGTGCTTCCTGCTGTGCGGACAGCGCAGCTTGCGCGGCGGCTTGCTCCTCCGAGGACAGCGCAGGCGCGGGGGCCGGAGCTTCCGGCTGGACAGCGGGCTGGTCGAGGACAGCGGGGGCGGGGGTGGATACGGATTGGTTTTTGTTGGATTTCTTCATTTTATTTTGGTTTTTAGTGTTTGTGTAGCGTGCTTGCTACGCTGCGCGCACTACGCGCGCAGCGTAGCCTGCTCCTTACACGTAGTGTTCCAATTCCAAATAGTTGCACACTACGCACACAACATGCGTGTTTGTGTGCGTGTAGTAGCTACGCGCGCAGCGTCCCCTGTCTGCTTGTGTGTAGCGCGTATGTTTGTAACCCTGTTTGCGTAGTGCGCGCGTAGTGCTACGCAGTGCGCGCGCAGTGCTTACTTGTGTGTATTCCATATTGCTTGCAGTGTGTTTTTGTTTTTGCGTTTCCGACATACGCTTACAGTATAGCAGTATGCGTGCCGAACAAGTTCACAAGCACGCACTACGTAACACACTGCACAGCAAGGTGAAATAGCTCATACGCTGTTTTGCATATATGCAAAAGCCCTTTTGCACTGTATATGCACTGTGCTTGCACAGCATAAGGTGAGCGCAGCTCGGCACACTAGCTGCTGTGCAAGCACAAAGCGTGCCGAATTCGGCTCACCACCCACCCGCGTCCCCTTCTCAGCTCGCCCCATCGCCGCGCAGGGTGGCCGTGCCCTCAACATGATCGTCATCAATCTCGTTCCTGGTTTTCTCAATCGGTTCAGGTAGTGCTCCCAAGGTGATCGGTCATCGTTCAAAAAGATCGTTTCTCAATTGGTTCAACTTATGCTCTCAAGGTGAAGATCGTCTCTCGTGCCAAGCACGTCTCAGATCTGAAAAATTTCTCAATCTCACAGAATCTCAACACAGTATGGCACCAAGTGTGTCTTATGTATCATCATTCGCATGATCATTATGATTTTTCGCACTTCTCTAGATTTTTTCATCATCACGATTCCAGCGATTTCTCTGGTTTTTCATGTTTTCAAGAATTTCATCTTGTTTTCATCAAATAGCTATGTTTGAATCTCGTCATGTGGGTTACTAACGAAAAGCCGGCTCTCGACGTCATAGTGTTAGTGAGACTGAATTCAGATGAATTTCCAATATGGGTTGGGTTTTGCGATGCTAGTGGTTGGCATTTCGGTTCAGGGTTGAATCAATCAATTTCGATTCAGGTTATCGGTTGGATGCCATTAAGTTCAGGCGTGTTCATACTAGACCGATCGCGATAATACTCAGTGCCTAAGCGCAAGATATTCCCAAGCGATCTCGTTATGAGGGCGAAGCGAAGGGCGAGATACAAGAGAGTTGCTGGTGAACCGTATGGTCAGAACTTTCAAAGTCCACGTGGTCGTCTCGCTGTGCTCACCATGGCCGAGGTGGCTGAGATCATGGGGATTCACAAGAGTAGGGTTCACCAGCTAGAACGTCATGCTTTGTGGAAGTTGAGGCAGAAACTCAAACCATTCAAGGAGGCTCTTGCCAAAGCGTAAATGGAAATACTACTCGACCACGGCTGCCAGGAAGCGACGGATGGCGAGGTGCAAACTGAAACCTGGTGAGCCAAGGATTTCGGCCGAGGGCAGTTTCTTGGGGAGAATGAGGTTGAGGACACAAGAGGAGACGGCCAAGGTGATGGGAATCACCCGACAGAGAGTCCAGCAGCTAGAGAGGTTGGCGTTGTGGAAGATAAGGCAGAAGCTAGATATTATGTTGTGATGAAGGGCATGAAAATACATTGGGGCTGGTGTGTTGTCATTGTGAGGTGGTGCCCTACTTGCCAAGACAATCACTCTCATCATCCTGTCTTCTTTCCTTTCTACATCTATGAACGACATCCCAATACTATTAA